CGTATCGTTCGGAGTCGTCAAATTCTAGAATCAATTTCATGCAAGAACGTCGATTTTTTTGGAGACTCTTGTGCGAAGCGTTGCAAGCATATCGCGCTCGGTCATGCCGGTCGCCCAATGCGGACGCAGTTGATAGTGCGGCTCGTCAACAAATTTCCAGTCATCGCCCCATTCCATGCCGAGCGATTTACCGAGCGTGCCCAGCTCGTGGTAGAGCGGATGCTCTCCGCAATATTCTTTGCCGCGAAAAATTGCGATATCGAAAGCGATGCCGAAATTATGATTGGAGTGACCGGCGGCGGCGTTCGTGATTTTTTTTCCTGGCGTTGTGCGGCCCCTTGCAAAGAGCGCATCCTGCTCCATGTAACTCCGAGTGCCGCTGATGATTTTAACGTCGCATCCAACCTTCGCACAGATAGTCTTTGCAACGCCTAGGAAGGCGCGTGCGGCCTTTTGCATCGCGGGGTGGAGCGTTGCAAGCTGAATCTCCGAGCGGTCATCAAAGGTCATTTTTTGAGTCCTTGGATATCTGGCAGTTGGTAACACAGGGTCCCGTAGTCGGTCTTTAAACAGACGGACGGATTTTGAAATCCAGCACAGGACGTGAGAAACGCCATGCCGAGGAACGCAAATGAAATCAAGATCATCCAAAGTGCAATAGCTCTTGCGCTCATTTTTCCTTTCGGAAGATTTCGATAAGACCGATGATCGCGGCGAGAGCGGATCCGATTGCGTCCCATTTTGCTGGCTCCAAGCTCAAACCGGCAACTGCTCCGATGATGGCGATCCCGCGAATAGTGGATGGTTCTTTGAGTTTTGAAAATAGTGTCTTCATGGTTTTTTTGCTTTGAGCATTTTATACAACGATACCGACCCGATGCAAATTCCGAGAACAAGAGAGAGAATGCGAAGCCACGCCTCTGCCTCGCTGAACGAGATTAGAACGGCTGCAGCGGGTGCGCTCGTTCCGACGAACGTATGAAATCCGTGGCTGTCCATTACGTCAGGCTGGCTTGAGTAATGAGTTCCTCGGTCAATGTGCATGATTGAAGAATAATCGTGTTGCGCTCGCCGCTTTCGGTTAGCTCGATCTCAATATCCGCCGTTGCGCTTGTCGCGTTGAGCAAATAGTCGCGCACTCCGAACGTCGAGAAGTTTACCGCTGCCGTTTTTCCCGGAGCGGCACTCAAACCGCTTTGTATTTGGAGTGGCAACAAGTCCACTAAACCCTTCGCCCCACCGAAAGTGACGTCGAAATATTTTCCTTGGATGCCGCCTACGGTCACATTGTTTGCGCCGATAGAATTAAGCGACTGCAACACAAGTTCTAGCTCGCTCTCGCTTATCGAGGCGGGAAGCGGGCCGCTTTGCGCCAAGAGCGTTGTTGCAACGCTACCCGCTGTCACGGTTGCCGAGCCACTGGTGATGCCTGTGGTTATGGTTGACGAACCGAGAATGAATTGCGTCTGGCTTGGTATCGCGGTTACGAAATAAACATCCCCTTGAGTATACCCCGTCAGCGCGGTGAACCCTGTCAGAGTTACCACTTGCGCGAGCGCGAGACCGTGATTCCCGGATGTGTTGAATACGCCAGCCGTAACGGTCGAAGTGATATCTACGTTGTAGGTCGGCACAGTGACAACAAAACTTCCTTGGTATGGAGGTCGAGAAAATGAGACACGTTGCACTTCGTTTTGCAGGGTTGAGCCGGTAAGAGTCGTTGCAACGCTAACCGTCAAGGCCGTTCCGAGGTCTGTCCATGTCGGCTCGTAGACTGCTGGAGCGAGTCGGAGTTGAAGCTCTTGAATTTCGGCGTTGGTGGCGTCTCCCGCGATGCGCTCGTCTATCAGCGCGGTCGTGGTCGGAATGAGTCGAGTAAAGTTGCCGGTGATCGCGCCCTGCGTGCCGGCCGAGTTGAAGGACACAACGAAGTTCGTTGCCATCGTGCCGTCAACGGATACCGATCCAGCGGCGGTGATCGTTGAGAGCGAGTTGAGCGCGGACGATATTGCTCCTGCGGTCGCGCTGTAGCCTATCGCTCCGCTTGTCTGGCCTCCGAAGGATAATGTGAACGTGCCGCTGGCTGGGACGCCTGTGCGGTTTCCTACGCCGAGCTTTACGCTTGTGCCGGTGTAATCGACCACGTTGAACGGAGCGGAGATATTGCCTGTTGCCTCCAGAAAATACAAATTGATCGCGCCGTTGTCGCCCTTCACGAATCGCGGTGTTGTAGCCGGTGCAAGGCTCGTCAAGCTCGTCGCCAAGCGGCGGTTGGTTGTGTCAATAAAAAGATCGCGTGCCATTTAGTTGGTGGCTTTGTCAACAGCTTCCCATTTGCCGAGCGGACACCTTTCGGTTGCCATGCGTAACTTTGCCCACGTCGAGCATCCGCACTTGCGACAGCGGCCCGTGGCGTTGAGTGCCTGCGCGTCCCACTCAGGGCAGGCTTTGCACGTTGCTTGACGGCTGGCGAGTGCTTCGGGTGGCGTTGTCGGTGCGCCGTGGCGGATGAAATTAACTGCGGAGTTTTTAAATTGAGCAAATGCGCGAGAACGAAAATCAATGAGATCTTGAGATATCATGAAAAGACAAAAGTTGGAGGAGTAACGTCTGACCCAAATCCAAAATTTTCCGTATGTGCAGTAAATTCGTTTCCATTTATTGTATATGTGACATCTGCGCAAGTTACTGGAAACGGAAGATTGGTTGGGCAACATCCTTCACTTGGGCCGCTTTTCATTTCGTTATCGCCATTATTGCCGCCAAATAAAAAGCAATTTGTTAATACCGATAGTGCGCAATTATAGAACGTGCCACTCACATACCAAGCGGCTGCAAACCCTCCGCCGCTTGCATTCCAATACGATGGCGAAGCCCCATTACAAGTGCCAGTTGTGGCATTTCTCATCGTTTGCAATAGGTCTCCACTTATAGCCGTATCGCATCCACAATTCACGCAACACGCGCAATTCACAGCGCGAAGGCCGCCGTCGCTCTTTGTCTTGATCGCTCCGGATGATGTGCGGCCTAGGATCATGTTAGCATTCCTCGGTGGCGATCCACGTCAGCGAGCCGCCTTCTGCTCCCAGAACGAACGTTCCTCCGCTCGGAATGGGCGGCAGGTTCAATCGCTTCGCGGGGAATCCTGCCAACGTTGTGTCCTCCAAATACGAATCGTCGGCAACCAATTTTGCCCAAGCAAAATTTTGCATCAAGTTGGCCGCAGAAATCGGCGAAGTCGATTTGCCAGCGGTTATCTGGTCGCGGAAGTCAATGGGAAAGTCGTTCATGGTTAAACAGAAGTGTGGATTTATGGTGCGGAAGACCAAAAAGATTCACCCACCCACCCAGGAGCCACTTCTTCGCGAATGGTGAGCGTAAAATCGTTGTATTTTAGACCCCAAGTCACCGTCACCTCGTCATATTCGCCAAAGCTGGAACGATTCACGCTTATTATTTCTGGGTTAGAAACCAGTCCTTGACTCAATGACCCACTTTTGTATGTGGTTACAAGAAACGGATTGGCCGAGAATGATTTTGAAAGCTTATCTTCTAACTCAGACTCCGAATATCTTGTCCCTTGTATACTTAGATTAGTAGCCGTGGCAAGCAAAATCGTTGCGCTTAGAGTTGCTTTAGGTAGCGCAAGAGTCGTCACGGAGTCTGTTTTCCGCATCGTGAATTTGCGCGTCAACGTGTCGCCCAAAATCTGAAGATCGTAGTTTATGTTGACAAACCCAAACGCAGCCGACGGCAAAACCTTTGTCGTCAACTTGCAACTTCCAATATTCGCGCCCAAAACTGAAGGGATCGGATTATTGGCGTCAGGAGCGGTCACCAAAGAACCAAAAAATCCAGAAGTCGTGAACGTAGTAAATCCGTCAGTTTCGTCCTTGCGCGTAGCGTTTTCGCGGATGATAAATTCCGGGCGATCTGGGACGCGAAATCCCGCTTTTAATGTCGGCTCAAGATCGTTCGCACTTGTCGTCCGGCATTTGTAAATACAATCAACGCGACTTAATCCGCTGTCGAAGTTTTGCCTTGAGATGCTTGTTAAAATTAAGCCGTCTGATCCGTAATATGTGTGTGCCATACTTTTATGCTAAAACTTGTTGCGGTAGTTTCGGTTCAATTTTTTCGACTGCTGATTTGATCGCTTCGACGGCGGTCTTGATCGCTTGAAGCAATCCTGTTGCGCCCGACTTCGCGGCCACGTCAAGCTCGATGCCGTCTTTGACCGAGTCGCGAAGACCCTTCACGCTCTTGTCTGCGTCAAGCGTTGTTGGGATTGATCCGAATGCCGATTTAGTCTCCGCCTGCGCTTTTTGGTACTTCACAACGAGATCGGCTGTTAGTGGATTTCCGCCCAAGAATTTGATTATTTTTTGGATTTCTTCTTGGCCCTTTGCTGAGTCGATTGGATTTTTAGAAAGTTGATCTTTTACTTGATTGAAATATGTAACGATGCCTCTGATCTGGTCTTGGCTAGTTGTCCCAATATTTTTAAGGTTTAACAATTTTACAATATCGTAATCAGATTTTCCTGCAAAAGTTGTTCCAAGCAATTTATCCATTCCTCTGAGTTCCTCTCGCATCGCCTTTGATGAGTTCGCCGCTTTATTTAAAGCTTCAATCTCTTTCATTTTTGCAAGCGTGTCGGCAAAGCCTGTTGCAGATTTTAGATTTTCATTTAGTTTTGCGGACATCTCTGCGGCCTTGTAAAACAACGGATTTCCGTCCTTGTCGTATTGTTTTATATTTTTTGAGTTGTCTGCGGCGATAGCCATATTGGTTGCAAATAAAGCGGCTTGCGTTGGATCGAATCCTGCGTCCAATGCTTTTTTAACATCCTCGGCATACTTCTTTTGTTCTTGCAAAGCGGTTACTCGCTCCGTATCGCCAGCGGCTTGCGCCGTGGCGAGGTCGAGCTGATAGGTTAATTCGTCTTGTTTTAATTCGTTTGATTTTTGTTGTTCTTCGGCTTTTTTAGTAGCCTTATCAGCGGCGTCAGCCTCTTTATCTGCGATCTTGCCAGTCGTGTCTAAGATCAATTTGTTTAAATCTTGGCTAACTGTTAGTTGATCATTAACGCCACCCAGTCCAGCAACTTGATCTTCAGTTTTTTCAGCAATAGCACCCAAAGCATCTCCAGTTCCCTCTAGGAGCGAATTGCTTGTTCCGATGTTATCTCCCACATTTTTCCAACCATCGCCTATCGAATCCAACTGAGGCTTAAATTCTGCGTTTAAGCTGAAGGCGGATGCTATATCAGTTCCTGCGGTTTGAGCGGAATCAGCAACCTCGTCTATAACTGGAGCCGCATCACTTGCTGCATCCGCAACGCCATTCATGCCATTCGTAGCCTCGTCCGATACGTTTGCGATACCTTTAAGTGCAAGGTTGAGAGGGTTCAGCCCACTAGGAAGAAGTGCGGCGAGGACTTGAAGATATTTATTTGCCTCGGTTGCCGATTCCTTGAATTTTTCTGAATGGTCTTTTAGTGCTTTTCCAACGATTGATGATGAGCTTTTAAGTAGATCAAAAACTTGGTTAGCAAGTTTGATATTTTTTACCAAATCTTCAATAGCTGGCGAGAGTATTTGGCCTATCACTTGCCCAAGACCAGCAGCATCGACTCCTTCCATTTTAGACCCTAGGTCTTGAAGTGCCGGCACGGTTTCGCTTAAAACCCCAGCGGAAAATGCGGCCATTTTACCTTTTACTGCTTCGATGCTTTCTGAAAATTTATCAAAAGTATCTGCATTTTCATTCATCACCTGTTCAAGTGATCCGACCTTTGATCTTGCGTCTTCTATGTTCCCAGAGAAATCAACAAGCAACGGAAGAAGTTTTCCGCCTAGCTTTTCTCCAAAGACTTCAGATGCTGTTGCCGCCCGTTGTGTTGGGTCTTCGATTGCAGCAATCTTTTTTGCGAAAACCTCCATTTGTTCGGATGGTGTTTTCCCAGCGAGATCAGCCATAGTAAT